CCAAGGCATTTTAACAACCTCCTTTGCGGTCATTTTTCTGCCTTTATTATATCACAAAACTGTATACAATCATCTTGCACTACCTGTATACTATCATACTACACTGTACAGTCCTCGACGGCCCGTTTGCGTAGGATCAGATCGGACTTAATTATTGTCAGGAAAATAGTATATAACTCATTCGAGTATATATAAATTTTATGCGTTGTACCGCTTATGCGGACGACAGCAAGGAGGTCATATGACAAACACCAAAAGACAGCAGACCGAAAAGCTTGCGCTTATGGCACTGCTGACCGCGCTGACGGCAATTCTTGCCTATATGGGCGGATTCATCAAGATCGGCGGCCTTGCCTCGATCAATCTCACCCTGATCCCGGTAGTAATAGGAGCCGCACTCTACGGGCCCTTGGCCGGCGCATGGCTCGGCGCGGTTTCGGGATTCATTTTCTTCACCACCGCAGACGCCCTGTTCTGGTTCGGACTCAGCATTCCCGGAACGATCATCACGGTTATGGTAAAGGGTATTCTTGCAGGACTTTTTGCGGGCCTTGTGTATAAGGCGCTTGAAAAGATCAACAAATACCTTGCGGTAATTCTCGCCGCTCTTATCTGTCCGATAGTCAATACCGGAATTTTTCTTCTCGGATGTCTCGTTTTCTTTATGGACACCGTTAATGCGGGAGCCGTGGAAAGCGGAATGTCTGTCGGTGCTTATCTGATAATCGTTTTTGTGGGACTCAACTTCGTTTTTGAGCTTCTTGCAAATATGATCCTCAGCCCCGCGGTCGTGCGTCTGCTGAATATCAGAATCAAAAAAAGATAACAATTCAAAGGAGTTCCGTCGGAACTCCTTTTTTCGTACTCATTCGCTGTTGACAAGGAACACCGAAATGTGGTATACTATTTATCCCGAAAGAAAGGCAGGTGAGACCGCATGGCAAAAAAGGAAGAAAAAAAGATCATTGCTCCCAACAAAAAGGCAAGACACGACTATTTCGTTCTTGATACCTACGAGGCGGGCATAGAGCTTTTCGGAACCGAGGTCAAAAGCATCCGCGCCGGTGCGGTCAATCTCAAGGATTCCTATTGCTCGGTCAAAAACGGCGAAATGCTGATGTACGGGGTTCACGTTTCACCCTACGAGCAGGGTAATATCTTCAACCGTGATCCGCTTCGCGTGCGCAAGCTTCTTCTGCACAAGAAAGAGATCATGCGTCTTGCCGGTCAGGTTGCAAGAGAAGGACTGACGCTCATTCCTCTGTCGCTGTATTTTTCGGGCTCAAGGGTAAAGGTAGAGCTTGGACTCTGCAAGGGTAAAAAGCTCTACGACAAGCGCGAGACCGACGCACGAAAGAGCGCCGACCGCGACATTGAACGCGCCGTTCGCGGCAAGGATTATTAATTATCTGTTTCACCCAGAAACAGACCGTATGGGGTCGTAAAGGTTTCGACGGGGATGATGAAGCAAGGTAAGCGGGCAGAGGTGGGATACCTCTTTAAACAGTCCTGACTTAAAAAATAAACGCTAACAATAATACTGTAGCACAGGCTGCCTAAGTGCGCCTCGTCCGGTGTGTGAGTGCCGCGGCACACACATGGGCGTCGATTAGCGGTGAACATGAAGTGCGAGTTAGCTTTTCTAACACTCAGGAATAAAAAAGCTGCCGGGACGAGCATTGGTCGGCTCTGACCGTCCCGGGAGATCAAAAGCCGTCTGCGCCCGGAGAAAGCCTCGTGAATTTGTTTTCGGACAGGGGTTCGATTCCCCTCGACTCCACCACACAGAAAAGTCCCGAAATACGGGACTTTTCCTTATTTTATAGGCATATACAGACTTTTTGTTTCTCAAAATTTTGATGTAAAATATCCGATTTTTGCGTCAAAATGCAACACTTTGAGCAACTATGCAACACGAAATGCAACACGAAATGCTTTGATCTTTTATTGTTTTATAGGTGTATCGTTTTCACGAACTTACGATTAAATCCGTTCATAAACAGAGGGGCGAACATTATAACACTTTTTATTCAAAAATGCAATATTTTTTTCGTTTTTTTATGCTCAATTATAGTGTAGAAAAAAGAGACGAAAATTTGTATATTTTGTCAATTGTGCGATTTATTCGTTGGTGCTATAATGAAATCAAGGATATACGAAAGGAGCCGGAGAAATGAACAGCAAACCAGGAAGGGGTTATCGTCAGTATTCATTAGAATCTTTGAGCATTAAGGGATATTCTGACTTGCTCAGCGGTGTAAAAAATGGGCGTTATACCGTTTTAGGTACCTATCCAATTAAAAACGCAAGAACAGCAAAAACGAAATCGTATTGTAGAACGACCGTTAGAGATAAAAAAACGAACAGAAATCGTACGTTCGTTATGTCGTTGAAACAAGCAAAAGCTCTAATAGCAAATCGAGCGAAAAGTTCTTTCAATGGTGTTACAATAAATCTTTCTCATGGAACGTTCGACATAAAAGGTTCGGCACAAAGTGTAGATAAGCGTGCTTTACATTATAGACTGGTAGGATCAGAAGGAGGCTGGCAACATAAGCCGCCAAGGTCTAAAATCGCAGAGCAATCAAAAACGCAAAACGAGGATAATAAGCAACACAAACTGCTCGATGAAGAAGGCTGGCAGAATCCGCCTCCTAAAAAGTGATATCTTAAATGTAATTCAATAATAGTATTATAGGAGATTTAATAAAATGAAATTATTATATGAATTGATTTTAAATATCGATTTGTTAGTTGGATACATTTCACCTGGATTCTTATTAGTCAATGCTTTTATGTGGGTGAATCAAAAAAAGTGGAGTGCGCCGACGATTCAAATCGCATCGAGCGTAGTGGCGGCGTACTTTGTATGGAAAATATTTTATTTGATCGATCCTTTCAAGCATTCTTTGTGTTATACTATCTTTATTTCTGCGATAGGTTGCATATTAGGATTATTAACAGGCCGTTTATATAGAAGTGGTATTTTTAATAGTATCATTGGTACTTTAGGTTTAGGACGAACTACTAATGAGTCTATTTTTGAGGACGCTCGTAACGGTAGCCCGTATATATTTTTTTATGATAATGAGAGTAAGAAGTATTATTGCGGATGGTACCAATACAGCAATGAATTAAACGGTGCGACGTATATTACGATTTGCAGGTATTGTGCTTGGAACAAAGATTTAATACTGGAGGAAAATCACCGAAAAAGCAACGACTTTAAACTTGTATTTAATTCAAGTGATTGTAGGGGGATTTCCTTTATACCCAATCACATTCTTGATACACCGGAGTATTTGAATAAAATTAAAAAAAGCAAATCCGAGAGTAATAAAAGCAAGAAGGTAAGTAAAAAGAGCGGAAAATAATAATCCGCTCTTTTTTTCATTTCACCCAATACCCAGCTCGCGGAGGATGTCGTCCTTTGTTTCGCCGGGCTTGCCGTCGGAGTAGCTGATGATTCCGAGCTTGCGGAATGCGGCGGCGTTGGATACGAGAGTACGCACGAGAGAACGTGATGCGTTGAGATCTCCCACGCTCTCACCGGAGAAGAATCCCGCCTTGTGCATCGCCCAGAGCGGACGAAGCGCCCACGAGGGGAGCTCCTTCCAGTAGTGGTACACCTTTTCCTTGCTCTCTTCGAGCTCCTTTACGCGCGCCTTCAGCGCGTCGAATTCGATCTTTTCCTGATGTGTCATAGGTTCACCTTCCTTTGATTTGACGCCGAGCAGTTCGGCTATGAGTGCCGCCTCACGTTCGGCGAGTACGTCGAGATTTTTGTCGTCAAGAAGCCATCGCGCGGGAGCGGTGGCGGTGTGGAAGCTGTGCTCGATGATGTATGCGTGAGGGCATCCCGCCGCCTTTGCTCCGCGGAGGACCCCGTAGTATTCGGCGCCGTTTGACTGCAGGCGGGTGTTGACCACGCCCTTCTGACGGGTACCCATCACTTCGGCGATCATTGCGGCCGTCTTTTCAGCGAAAGCGATTCCTTTCGCGTCGTCCGAAGCGAGACGGATAACGACCGGGCGGTCAACGTCGTCGCGGACGTCGGCTCCGACTGCGTTGGAATGATCGCTGAAGAATCCGTCGTATCCGCGCGCCATCAATCCGCGGTTGTAGACCGGGACGTCCTTGCGCTGGTCCTTTCGCGTGACACCGACCTCGATGCCGTAGCGCGATTCGAGGATCGCCTTTTTCTTGAGGTGGAGCTTCCACGCCATATGTGATTCGTAATATTCGGGAACGGCGGGCGAGCGGTTATAGTCGCCGTAATGTCCCGGGTCAAGCAATACTCTCGGCATATCATTCACCGTCCTTGCCGGGAGCGTTAGCGGCGTCGGTCAGGCCTTCGCCGATAATGTAGGCAACGGCGGACGCGGCGGCCATGATGATGCCCGAAACCTCGGCAGCACCCGATTCCGTTCCGCCGAAGGCAAGGATCAGTCCCGACACGAGGGTAGTTACCGCCACCCAGAACTTGCGGGACGTAAGTTTGCGTTTCCAGTCAATTTTCATAAGTAGCTCCTTCCATAGTTATTTTCGTGGAGCTCTTCGGGAAGCTCCATCGTTTTGTTGTATAAACCCGTTGCCACGTCGTTGCCGCCGAGCAAATGGTAACTGTCGTAAGTGCGCTTCAGCGCTTCCTTTGCGTATATGGGACAGTAATGTTTTTCCTCCCACTTTTCGTGTTGACGAATAATCTCGGCGCGAAGCAAGCTCTGCAATCCGAGCTCAATGGCATCCTGTCGCCGCTTATTCTTTTTGACCTGAGCGGCAAGCATACCGCAGAGAGTTATCACCCCACCGCACAGGAAGGGAACGAGCCATTTAATAAATGCATCGTACAATGGTATCACCTCCGGTTTGAATTATCCATCTATCGGAGTAGCGCTTATAACTCCGGTATCGCTGATTGTTAGTTTATAGTTGGTTCCGTTCGGGCTTGTTAGCATCAGATTCTGAGCATATATGCTCTCGTCAAGACGCGTTGGTTCGCCCTGCCATACGGAATTGTATACGATTTCTTCATTGATGGTCATGATTACATCGTTTGCTGTGTAACCAGTTGCTTTATTGGCATTGAAAGCTAAATAATAAGAGTTAAGAGATGTAGCTGACCATTGCGCATCGAATGTTACCGTAAGCGTATAAGTAGAAGCGTCCCAAGAGAAATTTCCAATGCCGCCACCAAACCCGGCTGATGACGAACCACCTGCGATAATCGATGTGATGTTGTAGACGCCCTGGTAGGAATTGTCGGATTTTTTATAAGCATGTATACGTCCAGCATTCGACCAATCGAGTCCGCGAATTCTCACGACCTGAGATGTGGTAAAGGCTCTGGGTTCTATATATAGCGCCTTGTTACTAGCACCTAAAACGTTCTGGTTATTCCATATCAAATCCTGATAAGGGGCTTTGACATCTGTAAAGTTCGGAACTGATATGTATTCACCATCCGCAGCTTGAATAAAATGTGTATCGTTACCTGCGATTTTGTCAGACATAAGCCGCAACTGCTTATTAGAAGCGCCATCGTAAAAATACGGCTTATTATCGACAGACTTAAACCATTTATTTGTAGGCTCTTGAAGAATGGTTATACTATCGAAGTTGCTCTGTGTATCGGTATATATGAGGCTCCGAATATCGGCTCCGTGTTCGTGTACCAAGAAATCGTCCAAAAGCAATCCGCGACAATTACCCATAAGTGCGAGATGCTGATACTGTCCACCGGAAGTCCAAAGAGTACCACTAGCGTTCCAGTCCCACACACGGCATCCGATCATATCAACGAATTTCGAATCACTTAAATAAAAACCGTGCTTAGCATACTTGGCACTGTTATTCTGTCCCACGCCAGGCTGTATTGTCACCGCTAGGTGTGCTCCATTACAATTCTCAAGAGCGACGCCGATTTCACAACTCTGTACAACGGCCTCGATACGCATGTCGTGGTTCCAAGCATCGTCTTCGTAATGACCGGTGCTTCCCTCTGGCGAATCGTAGTTGATAGCATGTATGCCATACGAGAAGCCTCCTGCTATACGAACGCCACTCATCGTGATGGCCCACATCCAAGGTATATCAACGTTGTTGCCACTTGAATCGGGAGCAAGGTTAGTAGCACTTATATAAATACCAGTTCCGTTACAAGTGCCATCGGCAGATGTGCAGAATCCTATCGTTCCGTAATCACCCATCGACTTTAAGATATTTATGTCGTAGATAAATCTTTGTCTCTTGAACATCGGCGATGATTTACCATAAGGTGGGATACTTGTAGCGTGATTCGTACCATCTAAAAGGGTATCCAGGCTGATAACGTTACCTGTAAATGCATAAGGTACGGTAATAATCGCATGATTACCTCTAAGAGCGGCAGAACCTCTCATCTCGACACAGTTCCCGCTTGTCTGAGCGAAATGTATTACGGTATCCTGACTGAGTTCGAGACAACAATTTTCTCTAATAACAAGGGTCCCGGAGATTTTGTATGTACCGCCCGGCACATACACAACCCTATTTTCAGCTAGCGCATTTTGAAATGCTGTGGTGTCATCGGTCGATCCATCTCCAACGGCTCCGTATTTAACAACAGAAACAGCGGAAGATCCATACTTTTCAACCGCTACTTTATTACCACCGCTATACAGACAGTTATCCGTGCCAATATAGCAGTTCTTATTGCTGTACGTGGTCTGACCGCTGGTGCTCTGAGTAGTAGCACCAATGATATACATCTTCTTATTGGCATTATTGGAGGAACGCGTTTTCGTATCCGAGTCGTAGTCAACGAGTTTCCAATATGCAGTTCCGCTACTATCCACTGTATAGGTAAGCATAAGTATAGAGCCTACACCGTAATGAGTGGTTATAGCGGAGGTAGTGTTCCTTACCACGGCGACCGCGCCGAGGCCGTTGATATTCAGCGTACTGCCGCCTGAGACACCCGCAACATTGGTCTTATAAGAAACCATCAGACCGGGATAGTATTCGGTGATATCCTCGCAGGTGCCTGTCCACGTTCCGGCGGTGGTGCTGTTGCCTTCTATGTAGAAGACGCTGTGCTTCTTCGATTCTTCATTCAGATCGTGAGCGTATTTTCTCGCGCCGTAGATGGTCGCTTCCGACCCGGTCGCAGACGTGGCGTCCCCGAGAAGAACGTTAAGCTCTTCGGTCACCGCCGCCTGCGACATTACGTTATTCGTTCCCGAGCCGGTGGTCTGGACGATGGTCGCGCGGGGGATCGTAGCGAGCGTTCCGGGGAGATTATCGCTGTTTGCCTCGGCGGGGACGTCCGCGCCGAGGGCCTCAGCCTCGGAATAAGCCGACGCAACGTTGTCGGTTATTCTCGTGATTTCGGATTCAATGCTCATAGGATGCCTCCCTTAAATTTCAGCGAGCGCCTTTTCTATATCGTCGGTCAGAGATACGGTGCCCGAGCCGTTATGGTTTCCTGCAGGAATGGTGTACGACGTGGTGGAAAGCCCGTCAATGGTCGCGGTGACCGCTCCGTTATTAGGCATGGAGCCGGTAACGACGTTGCCCTCGGAATCGACGATCTTCTTTCCCGAAAGCACGTGACCCGCTTCCGCATCGACCTCGGTAACGTCCTGGTATTCGTCGGGGATGGCTCCTATGTTTACGACGCTAAGGACCTTTCCGGTAGAGGGGGCAACGCTCTGCGATTTCTTTGTAGGGGTGACCGACTTTACTTCGGGGTCTACATATACCACTCCCGTTCCGTCGTGGCTGCCTTTAGGTATGGTATAAGAGGATCTCGAAGGAGTAAGAACTTCGGTGACCTTTCCTACGTTGGGCATCGTACCGGTTATGACGTTGCCCTCGGAGTCGACGAATACCTTACCGACGAGAACGTCACCTTCGGTTACGGTTACGCTGGTCACGTCCTGATACGCCTCGGGAATAGCTCCGATGGTAACTCCCGAAAGGCCGTAATACCCCTCGTCCGAAGTGACCGACTGCTGCTGCTTCGTAGGAGTGACCGTCTTTACCTGAAGGGTGTAGTTACCACCGCCCGCGACGCCTGCAACGGTACCCGTACCGTCGTGATATCCTTGAGGAATGGTATAGCTCTCGCCCTCCTTGACCTCGACCTTGACGGCACCTCTGTTGATTATCGCCTCGACCGCCGCGGCAAGAGCGTCAAGCTTTGCGCCGCTTGTTGCAAGCCCGAGCTCTACGAGCTTTGCACGGATGGTGTTTCTGCTTGTCTGAATTCCTGCTATCTGTGTGGAAATGCTCATTGATATTCTCCTTTGTATGGTTAATTAAATCGTTCCGAGAAGAACGTCGATATTGCCGATGGTGGTCTCGACCTCTGTGATCTTTTCGGTGATGACCTTATTCTGCACCGGATTCTCGCTCGTCGGCGAAAGCGCCGAATCGACGGTAATATGCGCTCCTCCTCCGGTATTGACGTTGCCGTCCTCGACGTCCTTTTTCAGCTGTTCGGCGATGTCGGCGGTCTTCTTCATATACAGCAGGACCTGCTCCATTTCGGTGGGAGTGGGGGATCCCGGTGGAGAATCCGCCGCAGGGGTAGATCTGTGTATTCTTGCCACGACGTCGAACGAGTAGATGCACCGACCGTCGGAAAGTCCGCGGATGGAGATCTTACCGACACCCGATTCGGCTGTCATTTCGGGCGGGACGTCGCATTTGTCCTCGGTAAGGATCAACGAAACGCCTTCGCCCCTCGGAGGATAGAAGGAGATCGTCTTCACCAGCTCCGTCCATTCGTCAGAAAAGGCAAATTCAAGCGATTCAAAGCCGTAGCTTTCCTCTGTTCCGAGGCAGATAAGATCGGGACACACAGCGTATTTATTTACTTTGATAAGCATATCTGCCTCCTTAAATAATTCCGTAGATATTTACTATAGAAAGTGAGTCGTAGGCGCTGCCGACTCCGCGCGTAGCGTAGGATATCGAGCACGCGTCGCCCGACGTGAACGTGATCTTTACGTAAAGGTTTGTAAGCGTTCCGTCGTCTCTTACTCGGGCGTCGCCGCTGATCGATGAATAGTTCATCCCGGTAAGCCCGTAATCCTTGCGGCAGATCACGCTGTAATAGCGGTCCGACGAGTCCTTTACCGTCATAAGGTAGAGGTTGTAATCGGATATATTCGCTATCGTTTTGCTTCCGCTTGACCATACCGAATCACCGTAGAGCTTTGACGCCCTCGTCAGCTTTTCGGCCGCGGCCGCCGATTCGTTCGACGCCTGAGAGGTGTTGCTGTAGGAGCGTGAAACGGTGGTACGTGCATCTCCCGAGCATTTGAGAGTCATCTGTGAATTGAGCCGGTAATTAATATGGGTAATACCGGTTTTAACGTCGGCGCCGGTATTGTCGACCACCGTGACCATGTCGTAGAGCTTGAGGTAAGGGAAGGGGACGCTTTTTACTTCAAAGGGACGGTAAACGAGCCTGTGATCTCCGCTTCCTATGCGGTACCACGCGGAATTTACCATGTTTTGAAGCTTCGTTGCGGTTATCTTCTTTGCCGCGGAAATGATCTTATTACCGACGATCCTCAGATATATTCCCTTTGTCGAAGCCGAAAGATTATTCGCCGCAAGCTCGGTCGATGCGTTGGATATCAAAAGTCCGCCGACCGTCTTATCCGAATTGCTGTTGACCTTTGACAAATAGGTGTTGTCGTAATTCAGTGCTACGACCGGGTCGGGCGAGGTATCGTATCGCACGAGTGATATAGTCCGGGGCGAATCGGGAAAGACGGTAAATATCGATCCCGTAAGCTGGCCGACGTATTGGAGTATATTGCGGCAGGTGCAGCTCCCCTTTTCGGGGATCGCGGGATACAGGGTATTGTTGTAATAGCTGTTTGCCGCATTGCCTATCTCGTCGTCGTACGAAACGTCGGCACCGACCTTTGCGGCAACGTAATCGATATATTCCTTTGCGGTAACTCCGACCTGACTTTCGGAAATCCCCATGTTTTCGCGCGTTCCGTCGAAATCGACGTCACACTTGCCGAGGATATCGTATCCCACCACGTCGATGCTGTTTCGTGTGAGGGATATCCCGTCGTCGACGTAGAACATACCCATCGGACAAAGGACATCCTCGGTCACGACGGTGAGAGAGCCTCCTGCGTTGCTCGTAACTGTTACGAGCTGGCCGTATTTGATATCGACCGAAACGTTGGGCGAAAATTCGGTAGTGGTCAGAGTTCCGCTGTCGCCTACGTAAAGGAATTTTTTCGTTTCGCCTAAGTTCAGCGAATTGACGAGATAGTCGAGATAATAGGATGTATCCCCCGACATGGCGGCAACAACGGTAACGCCGGCGGTGTCGTAATCCCAGAACTCCTTGCATCCGACGAAAAGGTGCTGTTCCTTTCCCGCAAGCCAGTTGATAAAGGATTGAACGTACCTCAGCGAGAAATTACATTCGGCGGTGACAGCCGTCCCGATCTCGACCCCGTTGTTTCCGGCGCAGTATCGGTCGACCAAAAATTTGCCGTTCCAGATTTGGGCTGCGGTAAATACGTTCGTTCTGTAGGAGCTGTTGACCGATATTATCAGCGGATAATGCGCCCGTCCGTCGTCAAACGCCTCGCGCAGGGTGGAGTAGGCCATCAGTGCACGCCCCTTTCGATGATGTTAAAGGAAACGCTTTCCCACAGATCGAGATCGCAGTTATACATCGGAGCCGTGCGGTCGCCTACGTAAAAGGTGCGCGTGACGGCTCCGCCGACGTAGGGGTCTATGTATTTGACGCTTATGTATTCGGGATTAAACGCCCCAAGGACGCGCGATGCGTCGGCCGTGGACAGGGCGTTCCATGCAAGCTCGATGTGAACGGCTTGTCCGATGCGGTTCTTGTACATCAGTCCCGACTGAGTGCGTCCCGCGTCGCTTGAGGAAACGTCGGAAAGCTTTACTATAAACTTGCCCGGACAGGGGAGCGTTGTTACTCCCCCGACCGAGATAAGCGGTGAACTCATTTTTTCAGCCTCCTATCGGTATTACCGTGGTGCCGTCGCGGCGGTTTCTGCGCTCTGCCGCGGTGACCACCGTCTCGCCCATCACTTCACCGTAGGGCGACACGATCTGAATGATCCAGTCCCCGCCCTGCGGGGTCTCATTCATTGCCTGACGGACACCGCTTGCGATACCCGCGACGATCTGATCGTTGTTTGCAACGGCAGTCCTGCCGCCGATGGTGCCGACCATTTCGGGACCGGCTTCACGAGCGACGAACAGTTCACCCTGATCGGGGAATCCGCCGGATGCGTAGCCGGGCATTTCCCAGAAAATAAAATCCTCTCTCATAAGCGGAGGTGCGGAATATACACCGTCGCCGTTGGTGTCAAGGTGAGTTTTTTCAAAGAAATCTCTGAATTCGTCCGAAATCTCAATATCGACCAGATACTTATAATTCACGTCGACGTCAAGCGTGGGGTTAAGGCCCTCTATATAATTCTTCGTCGTATCGAGATCGGCTTTTATAAACGCGGTCGCTCCCGAGATCGAATCCTTTAACAGAGTACCTCCGTTTTCGGCAGTCAGCTCGATACTGGACGTAACGTCTCCGATAAAGCTGTCAATACTGTCAAACGCGGTTTTTGCGGTTGCGGTATAGCCCTCATAAACGAGATTGCCGACGTTGTCAAAGGAGAGCTTGACGTCTCCGTTCATAATACCGGCGAAAAGGTTAGCCTGATTCTGGGCGTCGATCCAGCCGTCGTGGATCAGCCTGAATTCATCGGCGTATTCTCCGTAGAGATCCTTTTTCCCGGTATATACTTCGACGGCTTTGTTGAGAGTGTCCCAGAAATGCGATTCGTCGGCGAAGCCCAGCTTTTTCAGAACCTCTGTCGTCAAGGTCTGACCCTCGAGCATTTTTCGCCAATTTGAACCGTCGGCGATCATATCGTCGATAGAGTCATAATACCAATCAAAAGCGTCAAGCGACGCTTGTAAGATCTCTTCGGCGGCAAAATAATCGGCAAAGTCGGGACTTGATGCGGCGATTGCTTCGAGCTGTGCCCTTAATCCCGCCGCATTGACGGCCGACTGCGCGTAGTTCATCGCGGCGTATTGCTTTATCGATTCGATCTGAAAGGTTTCGGTCAATCTGCGAAGCTCTTCCTCGGTTTTATCCATAGCACCCGTAAGCTCGTTGTATTCGAGGGTGATATCGCCGAGTTCCAGTCCGTTGAAGGTGTCTATCCAGGTCTTAAGGGTGGCGATGTCTTCTTCGGATTTTACGGGCTTTGCGGCCATATCGTATATCTTGTCGATCAATGTACTGGTCGAACTGTATTCGGCCAAAAGATCGTTAAATCCCGACTGTATTTCGCTTGTGCTGTCGACGTATTGCATTGAAAAGCTTACGTGAAGCTCAACGTTTTCAAGTGCGGCGACTGCGTCGAGATAAGCGGGACTGCGCCGGTATTCTTCGACGGCTTCTTTAAGCCTGCGGTTACTCAGACCCTCGATTACTGCGGCTCCTGTAACGATCAAAGACGCGACAATACCAAAGGTCAATCCGATCGCACCGCCGGTGCCTACAGAACCGCCTAAAAGAGAGGCTATTTTAGCTCCTATGGTGGCACCCAACGCACCGGAAAGGATCATTCCGCCGCCGGCTGCTCCTGCCGCAAGCGCCGTATTGCCGTTTTCGACTGCCGCGGAAACGAGCTTGTACTGAATGAATAATACGATCGCCTCGGTTGCAAGTCCCTTCAGAATATCCAAAACGCCGCCGATCTTTCCCATCACCTCGCCCGAATGATCAAGCGAAGAAAGGAATCCTTCGGCGATTTTCAGCCCTCCGAATGCACCGGCAACAATTAACGCGCCGGAAGCCATTTGTTTTATGAGCTCCTTTTTTTCTTCAAGATCGGGCATTTGAAGATCCTTCAGGAAATCGTAATCGTACTTGTCGAGGTCGAGCCCGAAGTCGGGGGCGTATCCTCCGCCGAGTTCGGTTGCGGTGCTTGCGGTGGGGTCCTTCAGGATATTCAGCTCGTCAAAGCCGAGCAGGGTGCGTTTAAGCTCTTTTGCGGCGTCGACCGTGTCTTCAAGGTTTTCGGTCATATCCTCGGCGGCGGCTCCACCCGATATAATGTCCGAATAATCGATATCCGGCAGCTCGTATCCGAGCATATCGGCGAGTGCCTTTGCGCCGTCCTCGATGACCTCTACCAGAGCCTGCACCCAGGGGATCACCTTAACGGCAATGACGCTGACCACCTGACCCATCGCTCTTTCCGCCTGAGCCCACTGAGCATTGAGTATCCTCAGCGAGTTTGCCGGCGTTGCAATGGTGCGCGCAAGGTCGCCCTGGACCTTCTGCGTCTGCTCCATGATGGTCACGTAACGAAGGGTTGCCTTTTGGGCTTCGGTCATCTTTGCTGTCGAAAGCTCGATGCCGTGAGCGAGTGCGGTCTGCCTGAGCTGTGCGACCGAGACGTTGATACCCCAGGTCTTCAAGCCCTTTATCTGACCCGACATACCGCTCTGCAAGCGCTGAAAAGCGGTGCTTACGTTGACGTTCCAGAGCGAGGAAAGATCGTACGAAAGCTGGGTGAGGTTTTGGCTCATCTGATTTGCCTTATCGGAGGCGAGCCCGTATCCCTCTGCGAGCTGATTGAAAGCGCCCTGATAGGATATCCACTCCGAAAGGTCGATGTTCATAATATCCTCGACTGTCTGCGCATAGGTCAATGCGCGGTCTGTCGCGTTGCCCATAGCCACCGAAAAAAGGTTGAGCGATTCGACGTAATCGTTCGATCTGTCAAAGAATTTGGAGCCGTAGGTATAGAGATCCTTAAAGCTGTTGATCGTCTGCCTCGATACCGAAAACAGATCCGAAATGCTCGTCTTTTTGCCGCCTGCGGAAGACTTCGCCGCCGAAGTCGTCTTATCAATGGTGGTCTGCAGATTTTTCATCCGCTGCTTAAAAGCCGACATCTCTTTTTCTGCCGCCGTTGTATCGTAATGAACCTCTATCAACAGGGAATCAATAACCTGCTCGTTCATTTGTCATCCTCCTTTCTCTTTGCCATACGGGCGTTGAAATCTATCATATATGCGTTTGTTTTTGCCTTGATCTTTTCGTATTTAGCCTTTTCTTTTTCCTGCCTGCGCCTTGCTATCGACTGAGAGGTGATGGCGTACGGCTGGGCAGGGTAGGGGAGCGCCTTCGTTCCCTTCTTTGAAAATGCGCGCATAAGGGGCGCTGCGTCACAGAGAGCGTCGTAGATATACATTCCCTGCAGCCACATTTCGTGATTTCTGCGTTCGCGCTGAATTTCATAGGCGCGTCGGTAATACTTAACTAAACAGCAATCCTCGTTCCAGTATTGGTCGTAGGTCATGCCTATCGACAGATAGAACGGTAAGTGGAGGTAAAACTGCTCGGTATACGAAAGAAAGGAGGCGGAGCCGTCGGGCGGCTCGCCTCCTTCGGGGGAAGACGAGCCACTTACCAAGTCGCTTCCCAGCTCGGGTTTCCCTCGGATTCCTCCGGCTCATCCATGTATGCAAGAATGGGCTCGTGGTACATTTCCACAAGCTTGCTGACAAGGGCGTCCTTGTTGGGAAGGCCCTTGAAGATCTCGTCGATCTCCTCCTGCTTCATGTGCTTATGCCGAGCAAGGAATGCGCCTGCGAAAAGCAGAGGAACTGCGGTCATCGGTTTTTCGGTTACGTGAGAAACCTTAAAGCCGCGTCTTTCCAGAGCTTCTACGCTCTTGCGGGTGTATTCGAGGGTGTAGGATACCCCCGCTTTATCTTTGATAGTAAGTGTCTTTGCCATTGTCTCGTCTTCCTTTCGTTATTGTTTAATCGATAAGCTCGATAGTGGTGGTGGGCGCGATGGTGATGGTCATATCGACGATCTCGTTTACGCCGCCGCCGTTGACGTATACGTCAAGCTTGCCCTTAAAGCCGAACTTGCCGTCCGAGCCGGTGGGGGTAACGACGCCGTCGGATTCGGTGCCTCCGAAGAATACGGCGAGATCGAGCTCCTGATCCTTGAGACCCTTGACCTTCTCGTAGTCTTCAAGCGAGTAGTTTGCGGTGAATGCAAGAGCGCCGGTATCCTGGATGCCGGGTTCATAGGTACGCATTCTGTCCGAGAGGGTGGTCTTTTCGAGCATTTCGGGAGCTCCGCCGAGATCGGGGAAGTCCTTGATGTCAACCAGCTTCTCGTAATCGGTAGAAGTGCCCTTCTTCATAAGAAAGACCTTGTATGTAGTCATTTGGATTACCTCCTGAAAATCTTATTTTGTTTGCTTACGACCGCCTCGTACCGCGCAAAGATGCGGTATTTCGTGCTGTCGTCGAGTGAAATGGGAGTACGCGTCGTGCGGATGAATCCCTTTCGTGAAAAGAATTCGTCGACGGTTGCCATAATCGCCTTGCACTCGCTTTTCTTGCCGCCCGTCTTGTTGGAATAGGTGATGACCTCGTAGACGAGGACGGTGTAGTTTTCGTTATCTGCGCTGTCTATACCGGGGGTATAGACGTAATCGTCGGCCTGCTCGATGCAGGTACAGGGAAATTTAGGGGGTGCGAGCAGCGTTTCGGGATAAACGGTGACGTCCGTGTGACGCCGGCGGATAAACGCCGACGCTTCGGTAAAGAGCTCGTTTTCGCGGTCGCTCATCCGAACACCTCCCTTGCGATACTTTGTATCTGCGTTTTCATATCCTTTGCCGCCTGATACATCGCCTTCGCCGGGGGATTACCGTAGGTGTGGTATACCCCGTCGCGGATAGGACGTCCGGCGTTGCCCTGCTGTCCTACGTAGACCCAGCCCTTTTCGTTTGCGCCCTTTCCTTTGCCGTACGTGCCGTGGGCGAATCCGAATTCGGCGGACTGCGGATGCTCGGGATTGATTACACCCGTTCCGAACTCGATAAAGAGTACGGCGTCTCCGCGCGCGACCACCTTATAGCCGGTAAGCGTCCTTTCGACGCTGACCTCTACGTCGTTGTCGCCCGCGTACATAGCGCGTGTGAATTCTATCCTTGCGCGGTAGGCGCCCAAGGTGGATATCCTTTCAAGAAAGCGGTTCAGCTTGCCCTCAAGCTCGTTTCTGTGCTTTTCAAGAGCCGCTGTGACCGCGTCGGCGTTCTTGACCTTAAAGGAAAGACTCACGATACCACCACCTTGCTTATGGCGATAGAAACGCTGTTGAGCGAACGGGCGACACGCTTTACGATGTAGTCAAAGATCAGATCACCTTCGACGTTGTACGACGGGGCAGAGTCAACGCAGAGCACCGAGCTTTCGTCAATAGGAGCGTTTACGTCGTCAAGGACGATTACCTTGTCGTATTGAAGGGAAGCGCCGAACTGCTCGGTGTACGACGTACCCGTCGCAGGGGACACGTTGCCCTGCATTTCAACGGGAGAGCCGTAGACGTTTTTCATTCCGAGGACGTTGCCGTATTCGTCGAGGATCTCTGTCTTTCGGATAAGCGGAGCGTAATAAAATACGCTCTTGTTACGCAAGAGACATTTCATTGTCCGCCTCCGAGTACAGCCGCGAAGGGAATGACGTCACGTAACATCGATTCGGGGACCGACGCGCTTTCATAGCTGCGGTTTATTCCGTTCTCGCTGTGTCCCGTCTCGCCTTCGGCACCTCGCTTGTTGAGCAGATATAATGCGATCTCAAGCTGTGTCATGTCGTAGCGGGGCGGGACGTCACAGGGAAGCTGAGAACGAAAGGGGTAAAGCCTGTGAAGTATCTTTTCGCGGGCAAGATCGAGGAAGGCAAGCAATATTTCATTATCGGTCTCGCCCGACTGCGAACTCAGATACTTGAGCTTTGCGGATTCTGTCATATTGCCTGCCTCCTTTCGTTATTCGCCGGTTTCGTTAGCCGCCGCTGCGCCGACGCCGATCTCAGCGGCGTTTGCTACGTATACGCTGCGGCTGTATGCAGGTGCGGTGAAGGTCTGATCAAGGCCGATGAACTTACCGTGATACCATTCGGGACCGTGGTCGAGTCCGAGCTGACCGAAGATCTGGTACTTTTCGCCTGCGCCGGTCTTGGAGAGCAGTTCAAGGAAGAAGTTGCCCTTCTGAGGGACAGGCTGATGTACGGGACGAAGAACGTCGAGATTGAGAACGAGCGCGGTGCCTGCAGGCAGACATTCGCCGAGGTAGAGATAAACCACACCGATGGGGGTTACTACGCTCGAAAGCTGAATGCCGTTGATCTCACGGGATGCGGGAACCACGGAAAGTCCGTTCTGAACTGCGTCGGCGTTGATCTGGAACATTGTGGTTGCATCACACCAGAGGCAAAGGCCCTCGGTAGGTGCATTTGCGCCGTAAATGTTCTTGATCATTTCAGCAATACCCCAGAGGCCGAGAGGCTTACCGCCCATGTCCATTACGTTGGTAGTGCAGGCAGAGATAAGACCGCGGGTCTTGTTTGCCTCGTTGTCGTTGGTCGCCTTCTTATATACACCGTTGATAAAGGTGTACTCAATGTCGCGTGCGATCTTCTGCATTTTTGCGGCGACCTGAAAATCGATTTCGCTCATGGGATTAGCCTGCTGACCTGCAACGTTGATGCCGGAAAGAGTACCCATGTTTGACTGCTTGGAGTAAGATACGCCGACGCTCTCCTGGAAGATCTGAGTAACATTCGTCTTCTGCGAACGCTTGATGACGCTTGCATCGGGAGCGGTAAGAGACGCGTTTTCGGAAATTGAAGGCTGAGAGCCCGTACCGCCGCCGGTATACTCCTGACCGGTGGTGAATTCGCAATGATTTGTATTGACTGCCTTCGCTCCTATAATGGAGGAAAGAGGAGTGCGGGTGTTACCCTTGTTAAAGAGCATACCCGAATAGTTCAGGGTTTCAAAACTGGTAGCAATCTGATCTGCCATTATTCGTTTCTCCTTTGTTAATTAGACTGATTTGACTGTGCAAGCCTCGTATAGTACGCGGCTTCGCTGATATTTCCGATCGCCTGTGCTTCGGCGGCCTTTTTCATATAGTCGATCTGACCGCCGCCGTTGCCTCCCGCGGGGGGACGGGGCGAATTTTTGAGCAGTTCCGCTCTGTAGTTTTTATCGTGTGCTTCGAGGAATTTCTGCTGATTGGCAAAAACCTTGTCGGTATCGCCCTTTACCATTGCCTCGGCGGTTTCGGTGGCGAGAGCCTCGTCGTATCCGAGAGCAAGGAGCTTTACCTTGTGCCCCGATTTCAGATCCTTCTCTCGCAGCTCGGCAACCTCGGTACGAAGACTGTTAAGCTCCTCCTCGTCCTTCTGCTTTTTCTGCTGATCGTCCGAAAGAAGGGCGTTGTGCTTGCGCTTCCATTCGGCGGCTTCACCGTTCGCCTTCGTGACGGCGTTTTTGTAACGCTCGACCTCGGCTGAATTGTCGTCGTACTCAAAGCCCTCAAGGGCCGCTACCTTTTCATCGGGGGTCATATTCTCGTACCCCTCGATCTGTGTGATGTCGATCTTTGCCATAATTACCTCCTGCGTTTTTTAGGCTGTTCACTCAGCACTGATTTTCCGTTTTTCGGTCTTGTCTGACCTTTGCGTTTTTACGGGTTCACTCCCGATTAAAATAAAAAGGACCGCAAGCCTTAAGCCTGCGGTCCCGATTGACCGTTTCCTCCTATCCGTTTATAGGAGTCCTTGTTTTTACCTGTCTTCGTATTTCGACTACGATCAGCTTTCCGTTTTCACGCTTGAGCTCGACCGTGTCGCCGCGTTTAAGAATGCGGCATATATTGTCTATCACCTCGGGGGTGAATGCTTTTTCACTCATTGCGTCCTCCTGTTACAGCCCTCGTTTCACAGCGGCACTTCCAATGCGGCTTTGGAGGCAGCTCCTCAATGGGATATATCCTTCCTGCGCGTTCGTCGCAGACCGAGCATTGATGTCCGTCCTGATTTGTTACCCACTCGACGTATTTTACCCCGCGTTCGCGGTATGCTTCAAGCGTTGCGTGATCGGTGACGGTGATCGCGTACTGAGCGACCATATCCGACCAATAACGAAGCGCCGAATCGACGTCGCTTATCTGTCCGTTTCCGGCAATGAGCGCCTCGGTGAGACGCGCCGCCTTGCGTTCGACCTCGTTTATAAAAACGTATTTCGTGACCGGATCGAAGTCACCGAGAATGGCTTCGACCCAGGCGCGGTCTATAAAAGACGCGTCGATGCCGAGAGCTTCTTCAAATGCCTGAATAGCTACCTGACAGAAGATCTCGACGGTCACCTCGTAAAGCTGACGGTAAAGGTCGTTTACCGAACGCAAGACGTTTGCCTCATCGAATGAAAGGAGAGATTTAATATGAGAGAACAACTCGATAAAACGCGAATTAAGATAGGAAAGAGCCGCGTCGGCGTATTCATACATCAGCCTGACCCGCTTCTATGACCGTTCGTGTGTCGGTCGCTCTTTTCTTTGAAAGCTCGGTGAGCTCCTTTAACTGCTCGGCGATATGCTTTTCCCGATATTCCTTACTGAGAGTGTACGCAAATTCGGGATCGGCAAACATTCCCGAATGCTCAAAGGCAAGGCGGGGATGTATCTTGTCGTTGTTGAGCATCAGAGTGAGAACCTGCACCTTTTCAAGGGTGTTGCCGTAATACTTACGGGTGAACCTCGGATCTATCGACGACGCGCGGAGCTTCATATTGCAGATGAAATTCGTGTATCTGACGATCAGCTTGAGGAACTGACGGTCGGACTGCTTGAATATCGATTCTGCGTCCTTTGCTCTTGCCTCGGCGTTTTCCCAGCCGTCGCGCATTATGACCGCAGCGCCGGTGTCGCTCGTGGAGCTTCCGCCGTTTCTGTTCGGCATACCGCAGATGGTAAGGACGGTCGAATACATGTCGTCGATCAGCTTCTGCGTCTCGGTCTGGTTGAGCTCCTGAACGAGATATTTTGCGTCGGCGTCAAGGGGGATCGAAAGTCCGCCGTTTTCGCGCAGAGAGTTGTATTCCTCTCCCTCAAGATTGACGCCCTTGAGCACGAGAAGCGCCTGAACGAACTGCTCGATGCCGTCTATGCGGTTGGATTCGACCGTGTTTATCGCGTCAAGAAGACCGATAACGATCTCAAAAGCTCCAAGACGGGCGGAATTTGCCGGATATTCAATGATCGGAATGTCGCCGAGAAAATGCTCCTCGCGCTTGACGATCAAGCCATCAAGGATCTCGTAATACACCGAAGGGGTATAGACGCAATGCCTTGTCGAGCCGTTGTCGTGTGTAAGGGTGATGCCCGCCATCATCGGCTTATTGCCGAGCCCGCTGTGATATACAACGAACGAGCTGCGGGGATCCAGCGTGTAGATCTCAAAGGGGGCTTCGTCCTCCTCGCGGTCGCTCACGGGAAGCGCGATGCGATAGGACGTTCCGCATATCTCCGACCAGGTGACGAGCTGCTTGTCCTTTTCCGCCTTGTTTTCGTCAAGAAGGAATTTGTTAAAGCGGTTGATCTCGGGATTGATGTCGTTTTCGTCGATGCTGACGTACTGTATCGGCGAACCGACGAGATAGCCGACCCTGAACGAAACGATCTCGTTTGCGCGGTTGACGACCACCTTGTTGTTTATCTCCGGACGGACCTCTTTTTTGCGGGTGAGGATGGGCTGATTGCCCTTGTAGTAATTATAGAGGTAATCGATCTCGGCACGGTTAAACGAATGTACCGCGAGAACCTTGTTGAGCTCGTCGACGATATTTTCGTCGGTGATCTCGTCCGCGTCGGTATAAATAACTCTTCTGCCGAAAAGATTATTCACTTGTACCAAATCGTTACCTCCAAAAAGAATATAGTTCTCCGATAATATAATTTTAAACCTTTAAATCTCAAAGTCAATGGGTTACAAAATTACAGGGCAAAAAGTTAAAAATTTCTTTTGAAAACGGTACATTTTCCGCTCGTCCTCGTCGCCATTGACATAGCCATTGCAAGGCTGTCGGGCGCGTCGTCGTTCTTGTTCTTTGCGAACATCTTGTAGGAAAAGACGTTCTGCATAAAAAGCTCGTAGGCACGGCTCCGCTTGCCCGGCTCGCGGAAGATCATGCGCTCGCGGATCTCGGGAGCCTTGTCAAAAATGCGCTGTGATTTCGATTTTGCCGAGGACGCCGCCTTGGTCGTCAGATTGATGCGCAGATCCAGCTTTTTCAGCTCGCTTTCAACGCCATCTTTGTAGGATTCGGTCGATTTGTTCGCTTCTATCTCCATTGCCGTGACACCGTGCTTCTGTACCGCACCTGCAAGCAGGGGCTGGGTAAAGCGTTTATCACGGTCGTCATAAACGACGTCGTGAACGTAGATATCGTCGCCGTATTCGATACATATAGGCGATGCCACGAAGTCACCGCCGCCGAAGGCAGGGTCGACCGCCATAAAGGACCGGTCGGGGTCACCTTCGGGCAAAACTCCGTTGTAATAGCGGAAATCCGCCGGGGAAAAGAGCGCTCCGTCGCGCTCGATGGGCTCGCCCATGTACTGCGCGTTCCAGGACGCGATATCGTTGTTGCGCTCAAAGGAGGCGCGGCGCTGGTGATAGTATTCGGTGCTGAACCCCACGCCGTAGTCGTAATCGAAATTGCTCTCGTCCTTTTCGTTAAGAGCGGGGAGATTGATAATGCGGTATCGGCGGTTCCTAAAGCGCTCGTCGTTCTGCAAAAGCTCCATACGAAGCCCGGCAGGGTCGATCATCGACCATCTCGTACCGCACCAGAGGATCTTTGCGTTTGCCTTGGCTCGGGTGAGGAGGTTGTTATCCACCTTGCTCCACGCGGCGAGCATACGGTCCTTGTTAAGAGCCTCCTCGATGCCGCCGATGAGGTCGTCGGAGATCAGCACGCCGTCACAGTCACAGGCACCGTTAAGCGTTCCGTAAAGCGAGCGGCAGGTAAGGGAGGGGTAACGCTTGCGGCGGTCGATATTAAGTATCTCCTCGGCGGCGTTGGTCTGTACTATCTTCGCCTCCGGAAAGACCTCGCCCCATTTGTACGTTACGGGATCGTTGATGATCTCGATAACTCCGTTGTAAAACGCCTTCGTGATCACGTCCGAAAACGCCGAATAGAGGTTCGAGCGCTCGCCGTCGCGTCCGATGAGCCACGTCATAAAGAACATCAGAAGCGTCGTTTTTCCCACACGCGGCGGCTCAGAAAGAAAAAGCTCGTCAAGCTTGTCGTCGATAAGATCCTGCAGAGCGTCGACCGCCTGCTTTAATACCCTTCGGCGCGGCTGATAAAACCGTTCGTCCGGCTTGCGGTCGATCTCCATGTACAAAAGATAGCTGTCAAAGAAATGCGGAGCGTCAAAAAGCAAAGTGCGCTTGTACAGCTCAAAGAATTCGCCGATATTCACCTTTCGGCGCATCGCGGCGGTGGTTTTCTCCCGCAGTTCGGCGTTTGTACGGTGCGAAAGCTCAAACTGCTCGTCTTCAATATTACGACAGAAGGAAAACAGATCGTTATACGCCGTAATATCATCGGGGGAGCGATCTATAGCTGCCTTTATCCGGTTGATCATTATTATCATATACTTACTCCTTTAAAATAAAAAACAGGAGCCGCGATCTCTCGCAGCCCCTGTCGGCCGTTACTCACACCCTGTTGTGTGAGCCTATTGTTTAATTATATGAATTGCCGCTGAATTTTTCGGCTTGTCTTAGAATTTCCTCGCCTTTTTCGATACCTTCCTGCATTTGCTTGTAGTCGTCGGATTGCTTGTATTCTTCTAATGCTTTTTCGATATTTCTATCGTGAAGATAATTCACTCCAAAATACATACAAATTGCGATGACGATGCCTACACAGGACCATAATACGCCCTTGACGATTTTTTTCATAATACACCTTTGATTTTTTATTTTAATAAAGAATCGTCAACTAAATCTGAGATACTTTCTTTGAATTTATCAAGTTTATTTTTGTCTCCAATTATAATTTCGCTAAAAAAATCGTCCTTTCGTTTTTTTCGCAAAACCAATTCTAATTCTTTAGACTTGCTTTTATCAAGTTGATTGCCTTTTAATAGAGTTTTAGGTCTTGTGATAATTCCCGTTGGGGTAAAACCGATTGTTGAACAACCGTTTTCGGTTGCAAGGGAACATTTTATATTATTCTTTTCAAAATCTTCTTCAACAAAAGTTGTTTTATCAAATATATGCATTGCATCTTCTAAAACTTTAATTTTTCTTCTAATGGTACCTTTTGTATTTGTATCGTGTTCATTCTTTTTGATTTCAAAATCATCTTCCTGTAATGTTCCATTTAGACTTTTTTTAAAAAAGTTTTGTGGTGTGTCGGATTCAAAAATCACTCCCGTCAGATGTTTAAAGCTATCTTCTTCGCCTCTAATTATGTAATATTTATTTATTTTAAAAGCATCTGAACAAAGAAGATAATCATAATCCATAAAATATTCTTGATAAACTTTAGCACCACTAATAACAGTATCTTTAACCCTACTTTTAAAACTCGGTTTTGTATCCATTTAAACTTCCTTTTGCTAAAATAATTAAAAGGCAAGGTAAACCTTGCCTTTCAAATTTTTAGCAGTTTATTCTGCAATGGCATGGGTTTTAAGTCTCCATACCGACCAATGGCATGGGTTTTAGGTCTCCATACCGACCTTGAGGAACTAAATCCTCTATGCAATTAAATAATAACATGTCTGTTTACAAATGTCAATACTTTTTTACAAAGTTTTTCATAACATTATACTATCAATTGCAATAATAGTATAGCCTAAATTAAGATTTATATTTAGGTTATCCATTATAAATATATGACACTCTAATATATTTCGTGACTATTTTATCACATTAATTATCGATATTTAAAGACATCTTTTGCATTTCAAATTAATTTTTTTAAACTCGTTTTTAGGTGTCTTTTTGAGTATTTCAACAAATCGCGCGTCGTATTCCTTACTAAAATTATAACATTTCATTGATGTTTTTTCCTTTTCGGTAATTTCTTATAACAATTGGGACAGTATTCGTATGAACCGTCACAGATATAACCGCAATGCCTGCATTCGGTTTTTGAGGGAACTTCGTTCTGCTTAGGCGGCGTAGTCACCGGCGGTATTGCATTCAGCGGTAAAAAATGATGCTTTTTCTTAGCCAGATATACGTAATTAGCCGCGATTATGTTTCGGTCAAAGACGAGGATCCTTGCATTGTTGCAAAATTCCGACGCGGCGGGTGTAAGGGTTCTGTTTGTTACAAGGATCCAGTTCGGCTTGTAATCGGTGCCGTACCGGTCGCGGATCTCGTCGATACCCACCTTATCGACGGTTTGAATATATAACGTTTTGAATTCCATATTCGCAGAAGAGGACGAAGCGGAATTCCCCTTGCTTTCGGCACTCCAATTTGAAAGGGTGAGCCGCACGAATTCCTTCATACTCCACACGAAAGCCTCGTAAGGCGCAGTATCAAGCGATGCGACGAATTTGTTTGCGTTGTCGACAAGCGATCCCTTCTTGTACGTTGCAATAATAATCCAGATGCATAAAGAAATCACCAAAGCACCGATAATAATCAATCCCGCTAAGAATAATAGACCCATATCATCTGACATTCATATCACCTCTTTATCATCCATTATATCACGGTGATCGCTTACTGTCAATTTTTGCTTTCGTATTCCTTGACCCTGCGATAAAAGGTGTTTGCCTTGAGCCCCAGGTTCGTCATAGCGGCACGGGCGGTTATCTCGTTCGCCTTCCAGCGCTTGTATTCCTTTTCAAACTGATCTGCGTCAACGTCTATCGGAATTCTTCCGCGGTATCCGCCTTCGGCCTTCTTTGCCTCGATGCCCTCTCTCTGGCGGGAAAGGATATACTCTCTTTCAAGCTGGCTTACCGCGCCGAAGACGGTCAGCATAAACTGCCCGGTCGGAGTGGTGGTGTCGATGTTTTCCTTTTTGGATTCAAACTGCACGCCCTTTTCGGTCAGCTCGTCGATAAGCGTCAGCAGGTCCTTCGTGTTACGGGCAAAACGAGAGATCTCGCTGACGACCACGGTATCGCCCTCTCGAACGAAGTTCATCATTTCCATAAGCTTCGGACGGTTGGCGTTCTTTCCGCTGCACTTTTCGATAAAGATCTTTTCAACTCCGAGCTGTTCCATCAGGATCTCCTGACGTGCCGTGTTCTGCTCCTGTGTCGATACTCTGATATATCCTACTTTCATAATTGCACCTCTGTCATATATTGTGTTGCAAATATAGTATATCACGAATTATGCAATATGTCAATAGAATTATGAAATATTTTTTGAGATAAAAATAAAAAAACCTTGCATTAACCGTTTTTTATGGTATAATTAGGTTAAATCATAAAGGAAATATACCTATGAAATGTTATAATTGCGGTAAGGAACGATGCTTATTCGTTTTGTCCTTATTGCTCGGCCGCTAATGAAACTAATAAGTGCACAAACTGCGATAAAGAGTACGATAAATCATACAGTTTCTGTCCGCATTGCTCTGCTGAAAATGAAAAACAGCGTTTATCCGAAAATAAACGTACTCCTGCATGGAAAAATCTCATCTGGTTCATTGCGATATTGGCGTTCGTTGTTTTTATTAATTTCATCCTGCAGAACATAATCAGCGAAATAAAACAAAATTACAACGATTCACACAACTACCGTGTCGAAGGCGAAATAGACGTAGATATCGAATTCCGTAACTGATGTAATTAGGCAAAGTGCAACAAATTACACTAATAAATTTGTATAATTTGTATGTTTACATTTTGCAACATTTCGCATATAATATATATGTGGTTAAGTTGTAGGTGTGGAACATTAACACTTATGTTTAAGATAGCTGTTCTATCTTAAATGCAATGACGGAAAGGAGCATATATGGCTACGAAAAGCATAACAAAGAGCGTGATCATCGATAGCGAAAAAGGATGCGAAAAGCTTCTCGATGCCATCGAACGCTCACAAAAACATCCGGTAAATGTTAAGCCCGGCAAAAGCTACAGAGAGCTTAAAAATGACGAAGTTTTGAAGTTTTTCGGAGATCGTCGTGGCAGAGTTTAATATTTTATCACTTGAAGATGTTCTTGACAGTTGCGGAGAGAGTGTTGCTCAAACGCTTCTCTCCGCGTTTTATTGCCCTATAAACCCGGATATAGAAAATTACCTTAAAAACAGAGCCGTAGATAACATAAAAAAGCATCTTTCTCCTACGTTCCTTATTTATTCCGATGATCTGGATTTGATGGGATATTTTACTCTTTCTTTGAAAACTATAGACATCAAAAGAGCGTCTCTTAGCAGAAGGATGAGAGATAGAGTAACAAGATATTGTCACGCCGACGAAAACGCCGATGAATATAACCTCCCCTGTATTCTAATTGCTCAGTTAGGCAAGAATTACGGATATAACGACGGAAAAAGTATCGACGGTTCCGAAATTATGGATATGGCTATCGAAAAAATACAAACAGCGCAATCGATAGTAGGCGGACGGATTATATACATAGAATGCGAAGACAAGCCTAAACTTATAGATTTTTATGAAAAAAACGGATTCGTTAAATTCGACCATCGAAAATTAGATTCCGACGAGTCCGGATTGAACGGTGAATATTTGATCCGAATGTTACGATACCTATAGTCTACACAGACCTTTGACATCAATTATTGTCAGAGGTCTTTTTTTATACTCAATCTACAATCCCGTCTCTCTCTTTTTTATTTTTGAAAGTGGTTACGGTACCTACCACCCGCGGGGGCGGGCGCCCGTATCCCCCCCACCGGGTGTCGGAACCGAAAGCGTCGGATCAGGCAGCACACGGACGACGGCTGCAGGGTCGATCCCCTCGATAGAGTGTTTCAATAGGCTGTCAATTAATTATGCAATATTTCATTAATAGTTTTTCGATTTATGTGACATACAAACGGGAATATGTTTCAATGTTTCACACGGGTATACCCTATTGAAACAACAGGAAAGCCCCGCCTTTGAATCTTAAGGCGGGGCTTATAGTGCGCTGATCTGCACACACTAAAGCGTTATTGTGATCGTTTTTTTACCGCAGACGGGACCGTATCATTCTTCTGCGTCGGTTACGTCGACGGCTATAACTTCGGGGATGCTTTCAAGATAGCGTTGTTCCAGCTCGGCATTGGATGTCTGATCGCCCAGGGGATTGTTCGGGGTGATAACCACGTCCTGCTTGTCGGTGTAGCCGAAGTGGTTCTTGCCGAGAAATATGCCGGTGACCGGGTTGATCTTGCCGTTGAGCATGTAGTCCTCCCAGAGCTCCTCGATCGCGCTCATTGCTCTTTTTATAAGGTTTCGGTGGTCAGATTTCTCACCTCTTAACTCTCCTGTTTTCCAGCGGTGAAGAGTTGAGCGATCTATACCGAGTGAGTTGCTGAGACCGGTTACGGTAGGCTTCATATCGTTGTCGAGACAGTGGGAAAAATACCAGCTGATACGCTCTTCTATCTGTTTGGGATCGGAGATATCGATAGGGGGCATATTGAGATTTTCAAGAGCGTGACGGAGATAACGGGAGTTATCACCGGGTTTAAGCTCCTGATTTCCCGAAAAGGAAAGATCGGGGCGTTTGTTGCCTCCGGAGCCCTTTGGTCTTCCTCGTTTCTTTGGAACGATCTCGGTGTTTTCGGTGGTGATTTCGGTATTATCCATAATAATTATTTTCCTCCTGTGATTTAAAATAAATGACACTTATGACACATGACACTTGTTTTTTAAGTCGCTCCTATAGCGTTTTTATTTTTATTACACTTCTATTTTCTTTTATAAGTGTCATAGTGTCATAAAGAATTAATAAGATTAAAAATAATCAATAAATAAAAGGGTTTATAAACATGACACTTATATGACACTTAATGACACATATGACACTTAAAACGGCTTTTCTTGGTCTCTTTTAGGCTCATATCCGCGCTCTTTAACCGATCTATACGGTACAATATCCCTTCGGTATTCCTTTGCGGCTGTTGCAAAACGTTTAAGGAAGGTGTTTCTCGCCAGGGGATTATGACCGCTATCCTCGCACCAATTCTTGTATTCAAGATATAGGTGAGCGTTGGAGTAGCGGCGGTCGACGGTGAGCTCCTTGACGAATTCAATGAGGGGGTTTGACAGCTCCTTGAATTCCTCGTTGATACGCTGCTGATCGTCGGGCTCGGTGAAGTATCCGCAGTTTTTCAGCATAACGTAGCCTTCAAGCACCCAGTTAAATATCGCCGAGAGGGAATCGTCGGTAGTCAGGCGGGATTCGATATCGCGGTCGATTGGTCGCTCGTTTTCGGCCTTGGGGTATTCGACGAACTTGACGGGGAAGTTGACGAAGCAGAAGCGACGGGTCCATCCGTCGGAAGTGTCGTTTGATTTAACGTATTCGTTGCAGGCGAGGAACATTTTGGCGCGGGGACGGAAATCGATGTAATCCTTGCCCTTGAAGCAAGCGGAGATCTCGTCACCGGCGACGATCTGCTTGAATATAGATTCGGCACCGCTGACGTTCGTTCGCGTCTCGGCAGAGATATTTAACATAGAATTCATCAGCCGAATGGTCTGGAATGGCTGAGTAAGCGAGGACATTTCGACGTTTGAAATATTCGACGCGCCGAATATGCTGCTCAGGACGTTGAGAAACACCGATTTTCCGTTCGCTCCCGAGCCGATGAAAACGGCGCACTTCTGAAGGCGGTTGTCGGGGAAGAGAACGTATCCCGAAAGCTCCTGCAGAAGGCAGATCTTCTTGTCGTCGTGGTCGGTGACCGAGGAAAGAAACGCATCCCATTCGCACGAATGCGTACCGGGTTTATAAGGGTATCCGAGACAGTATGTGCACAGATCGCCCTCGCGGTGCTCGCGGAATTTGATCTCAGGCTCGATCTCAAGGGTGCCGTTGATAAAGTTTATCACCGGCTGGACGTTGAATATCCGGTTCGTTACCGTCATTGATTTAATGACGTTACGTATCGAGGCTATTCGCTGTCCGGTGGCGTAAATACCGAGCGCTTCGGAAATGTAGGAAGCGATCTCGGTGTCGCCGCGTTCGACCCAGTAACGTCCGTTGTACTCGAAAAAGGACATCTTCTCGTTATAAAGAAGACGGTGCTTTTCGACTATCTCGGCGGCGACAGCCTTGTCAAGCGGCGGTGATTTGCAATCCTTGCAGAGGCTTTTAAGCCAGTCGGGATCGAATTTTCCGATGCGTTCGATCTTTTTAAAGAACATATCGACCGAGGGCTTTGACATATAGCGGCATACCCTGCGCGAAAAGCGCTCGAATTCGTCGGTGTCGCTTATCTTTGACGCAAGGAAGGTGACGGCGTCCTCGGCGGAATCGATTATATCCGCGAGATTGCCTCCGTCGGCGTAGAAATCGGAGATATCCTTGTAACGGGGAGGAACGCTTCCGACTATGCAGGGGATGCTCTTTTCGGTCAGGATGCGCGCCATCTTGATGGTGAATTTTTCGCCCGCGCGGGTCTCTGTATCGTTGTCGTAAACGAGCAGAGTGCGCTCAAACGAACGTGAGATCGAAAGCGCCGTCGGGAGCTGCTCGCGGGAGAAATGGCCGGTTATTGCCGAGATGACCGAATATCCCTCCTGATCGAACGAGAGGGCGTCGAAGGCTCCCTCGGCGATGACCAAAAGGTCGCGTTTTTCCGAGCGGTCTATGGTGTGAAGTCCCCAGACCGTATGATCGTTGAAATCGTCGCGGGGCATCTTCATATACTTTGATTTCGGATGCGCTCCGCCCTCAAGGTAACGCGACGCATAGTAGCAGATGTATCCGTTCTTCCAGTACGGAAAGCATAGGCGTCCGTTGTTTGTGCGTCCCAGCTTTACGCGGTCGATGGTCTCGTCCTTTATACCGCGCCGGTGGAGGTATTCGCGGTCCTCGGGTGTCAGCTGCTCGTGATAGTGCTGGATCTCGTTGTTAAGACGGCGGGTGTATTCCTTCCATCCGGTCGGCCTGTAGTTCGGGATATCAACGCCGGTGATCCGCGCAAGCTCACGGATCGCCTTACCCTTGTCACCCTCGAATTGAAGGGCGGCAGCGAAGTCGATCACGTCGCCGCCCTCTCCCGAACCGAAATCGAAATAGAATTCGTCGTACACGGCAAAGGAGGTCTTATTCTGAGCTCCTGCACGGAGGGGGGACACGCACCTGTCCCCCGATTTCGTTATTGGTAATCCGCGCTGTTGTGCGTATGTAACGCAGGATAAACGGGATTTTATTGCCGATATATCGATCATTCGCTTACCCCCATTGCAAGCCAGTCGAGCGAGATGTCGAGAAGCTCTGCGATCTTGACTATGCGGCCAAACGTGGGCTGTACTCTGTCAAGCTCGTACAGAGCGATGGTGTTCGTACCCATTCCGACAGCTTCGGCAAGCTGTGCCTGGGTGTATCCCGCCTCTTTGCGGGCTTCGGCAAGTCTCATGCCGACGGTTTTGTGTTCGTTCAATGTGTTTTACCTTCCTTTCCTATGATTTTTCGCGCATCGTCGACCGATCTTGCAATACCGGCGGGAATGCCGTAATTATGCATCAGAGCGATGAACGCTTCCTGCTTTTCGCGGGCTTTACCGCGAAGATTTTTACACTCGATAAACGCGACCGTCTCCTCCTCGCCGAGATACAGAAGATCGGGCGTTCCCTCGGGGCATCCCTGTACCGGGCGGAGGTTTATAAGCACGTATTGCTTGAATTCATTGCTCCATACCCTCTCGCCCTGCCAGAACTTACCCGAATTCAGCCGAAGCACGATCCCCGTTTCGGACAGATCGACGCGTATTTCGTTTTGTATGGTTGATTCTTTCATAATTAAGATGACATCGCCTCGTATAAGTTGTTCATAGTTTTGTGGCGCTTCGGGGGACATTCGGGGAGATTGGCTCTCACCATTGCCTCGGATACCGCCGGACACACGGCGTTTCCGCATCGCGCGACCTGGGCGGTTCGCGTGATAGGCTTGCCGTTGACGTCACGGTCTATTATGTAATCGTGGGGGAATCCCATAGCGTCGTAAAGCTCTCTCGGGGTGAGCATTCTCAGTCCGATGTACGAAATGAAATACCATCCGCCGTTTATCGGGATAAGAAGTATCTCGTCGTCCGCAAGGGTGTAATCGCAGTATTCGTTGAGCATTGCGCGAACCTGCGGCCAGTATCCGAGGTCGGTCTGTCCGTCCCATTTGACGACGCGGGTGAGGATTTCTGCGAACTGACCGTCGCTTTGGGTAACGGTCATAAGCGGATCGAGAGGGTGCTGCCCCTTGTCCTTTCCCTTGAAGTGCGCGAGATGTGCGAGGGTGATTCCTTCACGGTCGCGTGACATAATCGTTTGCATCGGTTTTCTCGGATCAATACCGTCGCGGGCGTTTCCGTAGTATTCGGTGAGGAACGCGCTTGAAAGCCCGTATCTGTTCGCGGCGTCAACAGTCTGCAGAGGAGAATCTACCCTCTGACCGCGTACCCGTTCGCTCTGCTCGGTATGATACTGGATCAGACTCGGCATAACGAGGAAATTTCGGTTTCCGGTCGTGATCGTAGGAGAAGGATCCCCGACGTCGTGCGGAGCGTTGTTGGAATTGTTGCTCATTACGTAGGGGGAAACAACCGGATCACAGACGTATTGCTTCGTGCTGGATACTACCGTCGAAAGCGGATTATTGATGTCGTGGATCCTCGGCGCCTGTCCTTTGTTTTCGCCGTATCCTATGGGAACTATAAACGGGTCGCCCGACTTCAGAACGAATTTATCGAGCCCGCGCGCTATTCTGCGAAGGGTGTTTTCCTTCAGCGGTCGGACGACGTTGACTCCGAATTTCTCCTTTATCTCCGCCTTGCTTTCAAAAATCGAATAGCAGGGAAGAGTCCAGTCGATTATCTCGGCGGCTGCTCTCCAAGGCAGACACCGTCCGCTTTTTACCTCTTCGCTGTCGCGTGGAGCGTGCGTGCGTTTGGGCCATACGATGGGTTCTCCGTCGCATCGTGCTATAAGACAGAAACGCGTCCGTATTGTAGGAGCTCCGTAATCGGCGGCACAGAGATTTTTCGTTTCGATCACGTATCCGAGGTCCTCAAGCTGCTTTCGCCATTTCGCATAGGTTTGTCCCGACTTACTTTTTACCGGCTTGCCCTTGCGGACGGGTCCCCAGGTGACGAATTCGGGTACGTTTTCAAGCATTATGACGTCGGGCTTAACCGTTCCCGCCCAACGAAGGACCACCCACGCAAGACCGCGGATTTTCCTGTTTACGAGCGCGGCTCCCTTTGCGCGGGAAAAGTGCTTACAGTCGGGCGAGAACCAGGCAAGACGGACGTGACGTCCTCGGGTGGCGACGCGGGGATCCACCTGCCATACGTCCTCCTGATAGTGCTCGGTGTAGGGATGATTGCGCTTGTGCATCATAATTGCGCTCTGATCGTGATTTATCGCAATGTCTATCGGATGCCCCGTAGCGAGCTCAATGCCGGTGCTCGCTCCTCCGCCCCCGGCGAAATTGTCGACGTAGATGACGTCAAACATTCCGATCTGTCTGCCCTCGCTCATCGGGAAACCTCCCTGAGCATTCCGCGTATGTATTCGGTCTTGCAATGGATCCAGCGGTCGACGTCGTCCTCGCGGACACGGCATATCTGTTTGATCTGCTCGATCATGATAAGCACGTCGGCGATCTCCTCGGCTATGTTTATCGGATCTCCCTTGCCGCGCTTGAATTTGATTATCTCCTTCGTCAGCTCGGACAGCTCTTCGACAGCGATATCGAGCTGCTTGTCCCCGCCGTTCTTAGCGATGATCCGTTCGAGAAGCGGGGTGTTGATTTGTACGTTCATGTTATATTACGCTCCTTCAATGCTTGTTCGGCTTCCTCGCGGGAGAGGAATACGGTTTTGCCGAACTCTTCGCAAATGCCAAAGAAATTGTTTTTTGTAACTATAACCAAACGGATAAACCTTTTAATCTTTTCTTCACAGGGTACAATCTTACACCCCTTTCCCCGGCTGCCTACTTGTTTGTAATGAATCCCCGTTCCCATTTCAACGATTCGATACACCTTATCCCCCACCTTACAAGGCGGTACGATCACGCCGTTTTCAAGAAGATGTTCGGCGGCGATTGTAGCACCCTCGACACCGAAGCCTTTTTGCATAAGCAATTTAATTAATCGTTCTTTCATTTTTGTTTTTCCTTTCCATCTATATAATCAAACAGAGTAGGTACATAAAAATTGCACCATAACACTTCTGTACGCCTATCGGAGTTTTGATTATATGATTTTCTTTCTATCCGATGCCAGTTTTTGAGCTCATGGTCATACATATCGGACGGGTATCCGCTGAGAATAACGAATCCTTTGTGTTGCTTCAATGCGTCCAATAGGTCAACGTGGTCCTGCTCGCTCATTTCGTGCCGGTATTGCTTTCCGCCCCGGGTATGTAACAGATACGGAGGATCTGCATATATCAGCACGTTATCGTGGTTAAACTTTTTAACGAGATCCAGCGCGGGTCTGTTCTCGATCTGAACGCCCTTAAGGCGAGCGGCTGCGGCCAGTAGCTTTTCGGGCATTTGATTCCATGAGTTTACACAATAGCTTCGTTCTCTCGCATAAACATCAATTTTAAATCCCGTTTTCTGATAGGTTTTAAAACCGTGTCCCATTTTACTCCTTATAGCAAAGCGGTAGGCCCTGTCAAAGTCATCCGTCCCGCGGTTTTCGTGTGCGTCGTCGAATATGTCCCGGGGGTACGGAGTAAAGCTGATCGCCTCGGCCAGTTCTTCCGGGCGCTCCCTGAGTACCTTGAAAAAGTTCACGATGTCGCCGTCAACGTCGTTTACCGTTTCTATTGCGGAAGGCGGTTTATTGAACAGTACGGCTCCCGATCCAAAGAACGGCTCTAAGTATGATCTATGCCGTGGCATAAGATCGACGATTTCCTTTGCCATACCCCATTTCGCTCCGGGGTAATTAAGTATAGCGTTTATTTTTTCTCACCTCCATCCATCTTTGCGCCGCCTTTCTCGGTTGGGTGGTCGCTCCAATCAAGTCTTTGTCCGCAATAATGGCAACATTGAAATTGATAGTCATTGTCGCATTGGTTGATAACATTACCGCCGCAATTAGGACATACCGAAGGCTCATCGTAATAACTATCTTCAATAGGTCTTTGTGGTATTTGCTTTTTAATCGCATCTACTGCAACGGAATAATGCTTCCACTCTTCGTTTGCCACATATTGTTCAAGCATAGATTGCTTTTTGCAAAATTCCAAAGCTTCTTCGAGCCTTACAATTCGCTTTGCCTCTTCGATTTTCATTTCCCCTCATCTTCCTTTCTCATTCAAAACAATCTAATGGAATACTAATTTCATATTCTTGTTCTTCATCTACTCCAACGAATACGCCCTCACTTGTCGGAATAGATACTTGACAACAATCAAGTTTTTCACCCGTTGTATTGATAAATTCTTCTTCGTTGATTTCTACTACCTTAAAATATTTAGCCATTCTTCCCATCTTCCTTTCTCTGCTTATCTATCGCCTTTCCGTTCTTCGTATCTGTAAAAATAATTTAATGTTGCAATTCTATCTATCGCTTCTTGCGGTGTATGTCCGTCCCATTTAGGAGCTTTGTCAAGCTCTATTACATTAAACATATTCCAATAGGGTTCAATGTCGTAATGATATGTAGCCTGCCCTTTCGGCGTTTCAATACCTACAATAAACATTCCTTCATACATATCTCCTGTATCGTGCAGTTTGCTTTTCCAAGCCTTTTCGGGGAATAAATTACAGATAACAGAAAATAAGATTGCTCTATGATGATATAATTCATTAAATGTATGATATCCGTCCGATAAACCACCGATACCGCTTTCGGGAATCTCAACCACATCGGCGGCGGGGCTATCCGTTATAGTATTTCGACCCCAATTTAAGCCTGTGCAAACTCCGTTCCAATGTTCTTTGTTTTCCCTTGTTAGTTTCTGCACAAAAGCTGTGTCATATCGCTCATTGAATAACGCCAGTACCGCTTCACGATCTATGTATTCAGCCATTGTCAGCCCTCCTGTTCCATGCTTCGATTGCTTCGTCTTTGTTGAAAAACGGCTTTGAATTCCTTCCTATACACCGGGTGTCAACACAACGAGGGATATATAGTTTTCTCCTGAAAAAATACATTTCTTTTTCGGGAGTGATCTTTTTATATAGATATTTAGCGTCTTTGGGTATTGCCGATTCTTCGTCTACGATTTCTTCTATCGAATGATATCGTTTATGTAGTTCGGCTGTGCCCCCGCAAAAGGGGCACGATTTTAATTCACTCATTTTACTCTCCTTCGTTTACGATCTCCACCTCGTCGGGATTGGCTATGACGAGGGTATGTGATTTCATATCCAACAGCTCCGCCTGATAGAAGACGGCACCCGTTACATCGCTTCGGCGGACGATTCCGCCGCGCAGGATGTAATAGGTGCCGCGCCATCGGACGACGTCGTTAAGGTTCGGGATTATTTGCTTTGCGGTCATGACTTTCGGCTGCTCGCGCAAGATACCACGCGGCCTTGCGCAGATCCTCGCTGTATTTGTTCATGTGCTTCTTTCCTGCGCGGGATATGTACTTAATTGCGTTGCCCTTGCAGAAGCCCTGAAATTCGGCGGGGGTGAGCTTATCTTCGATATAATCGATACACTCGATCTTTCCGTCGGTGTAATGAGAGGGATGCGTTACCGCGTCCTTTATGGTTCTCTGAATATCCATTATCGGTACTCCTTTCGATATTTGGTTTGGTTTATCCACTTCTGATGATTAGTGCACGATCGGTCCTTTCCGACGCTTCGTGTACCGATACGCTCCCTTTCCTTTGCGAGGCGCAGAGCCTCTCGCTCTGCCGTTCTTTTCGCGTGATCCGGGCAGGAAGCGTGACATCCTAAGTGCCTTTTATCGCAGTCCTTACAGTCTTTCATTCGTTCTCCTATGATATGATGCGTTTTGCTTTTGCCATCTGATAGACCCATCCGGGGGCGTATCCGCGTTCCTTCTGGATCCTTCTGAGATCGGCGACGGTACGGGCCATTCCGACCTCCATCCTGGCGGTTTTTCTTTTGATCTCTTTCTCTTCGCGCCTTTCGGCTTCGATGCGTTTGAGCTCGACGTCCCTGATCTGCGTAAGCTCGCGTCCCTTTACCTCGTATCGGTGGCCGCAATATGGACATACCGGTGCGGTCTTGAAGCATTTAAAGCAGCTTTCGCATTGACGTACGGTAAGCGTTCCGTCGTCGTTATACTGCTTTCGGCGTTTGATCGGCTCACCGAGCGACCATTCGTGTGATTCGGTAGGCATTCCGTGCTTTTGCACGTTGCATACGAAATCGATGATTATCGCCTTTTTACCCTCTACCGGAGTCAGCACGCGGCAGGCCTGCTGAATAAAAAGGGGAAGCGAGCAGGTGGGGCGCAGGAGCAGAGCGACGCTTGCGTTGGGAAGGGTGATCCCCTCGCTTATTAGGTTGCAGTTACAGAGGATCTGAGCTTCTCCGCGGCGGAAGATCTCCATCAGCCTGTCGCGCTCCTTCTGCGGCATTGAGCCGTCGATGGAGACTGCCGGAATGCCGTTGTTGTTGAACGCTTCCGCCGTTTCCTTTGAATGACGTACCGACGTGCAATACGCGATCGCCTGGCGGCCTTGTCCGAGCTTACGGTAATATTTGAGCACATCGCCGTAGATCGCGGGACGGCACATGAGCTCGGTGATCTGTCCGTTATGGTATTCACCTGCGACCGTATCGACCGAATCGGTATCGATGTTGAGATCGGGTGCGTAATAATCGTAATCGGAGATCGCACCGAGCTTTATAAGCTCGTTTGCCGTGATCCCGACTATCAGAGTGTCTGCCAACGTCAGCGGCTTTCCGTCCAGCCTTGCGGGAGTTGCCGTAAAAAGCACCACCCTGCAGCCGAAGTGTTCGCATACCTTTCGATAGGACGACGCTTCGGAAAGGTGTCCCTCGTCGATGATGATAAACTTAAAACGTTCCGGATCGTAGTCCTTGATATGCTTTGCGACGGTGAAGACCGACGCGATCTCAACGCGGTCCGAGAGGACGCCGAGAGAGAAAAGCAGAGCCCTGTGCTGATCTATAAGCGTGTGCCTATGTGCGAGGACGAGAACGTCGCCACGTGCGCGTCTGATCATTTCCGCCATTACGTAGCTCTTTCCGGAGCGGCAGGGGAGTACACAGCATACTCCCCTCGCTCCTTCGCGGAATGCGTTTTGCGCTTGATCGAAAACCGATTGCTGATAGTCGCGCAGCATCAGAAGGGCAGATCGTCGTCCGCGTCTACGGTCTCAAAATTTCCGCTTGAAGTGCCGGACGCTTTCGACGTCGGTTCCTGCCATACGGGAAGCTTATCCTGCTTGTCGCGGGAAAGGAAGTACGCGACCTGGGGACTTTCCTCGCCGTTATAGGTCTCGTGCTTGATCTTTGCGGCGCCGACCTTTCCGCACCAGGACGAGTGATCGAGACTGCCCTGAGGGATGCCGAAGCTGTTGTATATTTCTCCGAGCTTCTGATTGGTCATCTTGGGATTGTCGGACTTGAACACAAGGTTGTACCAGATAAACGAGTTATATCCCGACACCTCAAGCTTCAGTACGATCATGGGATTACCGTTGCTGCTCGTCTTTTCGGACGTTTCCTTGATGCGGACGCGGTGGTCTCCGGCGGGGATGGGCTTAAAGCTCACCTCCTCATATTCGTTTGCGTCAAAATTCCATACAATAGGCATTATTTATTCCTCCTTAATTATTTTTCGTTTTGCCTTTGCCGTTAAAGATATCGCACGGCATACACGATTTACGGTTGAAAGCCTGATCCTTTGCGTACATGGTCACCCGTCCTTCAAGAGAGTAGTACCAAATCTTTTCGCCGCCCTTTTCGGCGGTATTTATGTAACCGACGATCTGAGTAAGACCGAGGAAGTTGTCAAGGATCTTGTTCGGCAGCTTTGGCTGAGTGCGCATCGTCTTCGTTCCTTCGGGAAGGGTGATCTCCTGAAGGTCGGTCCACGCGGTGAAAAGCACGTTGCAGTCGACCTGTGCCGCACGGCGCGCAAGGCGTTTGAGTTCCTGATAGACCGTCTGGTAATACTGGCGGGGATCTTTTATCTTGCCGTGAGCGTCGTATTCAAGGATGGCCATATCGAAAATATCACTGATATTGTCGACGATGATATTGTCGTATTCCTTGCTTTCGACGGCGCGGTCAAATTGCTTTGTAAAGCACTCTTGATCGCGTCCGTTCTCGTCGCGCGAAAGCCAATGCTCCACCGTTTCGATTGTCAGATTGGGGCGCTTGAATTCCTCGTTCGTCAGCACGATATGGCTGTTATCCGAGCAGAGAAGAAGGTTCTTTCCTCTGCTTGCCGCTTCAACGAGGGTCGAGTTTACGGTTTTTCCGGCGCCGCTGATTCCGTAGATTAGTGCGTTCATTCGTTTATTCCTTTCTTTCTTGTCATGCCGAGCATCGACGCGTCGATGATATCGGTTATAATCCGTGTGCCTGTACAATAGTTACAGTCGTATTCCTCGCATCGTTCGGGTGTGAGCTGTCCCGATTTGATTGCCGCGTAACGCTTCACCTTGCTTTTCACTCGATCGAGCGCGTCGTCAAGGTCGTATTGATTTATCCTGCACAGCTCTAAGTGTGCCGGCGTTTCCTTTGTCGCTATGCAGAGATGAAAGGGAAGGCGGTACCCGGTGTTCTGATAGACTATCTCCTGATATACCGCGCCCTGAAGGTCGTATCCCCAATAGCTGACCATCGGCTCAAAGAGATTCGGAGAGCGCAGTCCCGCCATATATTTGAGATCGGTAATGAATTCGACGGGCTTGTATACGTCCATCTTGATCTTAAAGGGTACGCCTTCGATTCTGCCGGTCATTATCTTCTGATGTCTGCCCGACAGATATTTCATCATAAGCGGCTGGTTTCTTACCCGTTCGATCGCGTCGAGCGCACGCGCTACGTCGGCATACGGCTCTCCGTTGCGCTTGAAAAGCTCGTCGCGGTGCTCTTCGATGAATACGTTCTGCGATCGCTTCGTGCCGGTCAGCATCTCGTCAACGAACTGTCCGAGCAGTAATGCACTTGTGAAGGGCTGCTTGTATTCTTCGTTGACTTCGGCAAGAGCCATAGCTTCGCATTTCTCGAACGCCTTAAACTGGCTGACCGACATATATTCCCGATTTGCTTCGGGTGAATAATAATTGTTTTTAGTGAGCTTCATCATATATCACGTCTCCTACGTCCTTGCTTTCTATGCAGTGCTCGCATCCGACGACCTCGCTGCCCTTGAAATAGACGGTGTCAAACACCTCCATTTTGCATCTGGGACAGAAGTATTTCGGCTCGCAGTCGCCGCATCCGTCGCATTCGCGGACGCCGTTTATGCACATCTGTGCCATATTATAACCTCCTTTTCTTCCCGCGACGTCCGCCCTTTGAGCCGCATATCTTCTTTCTTCTTGCGGATACGCAGCCAATGGGAAGATGCAGTCGGTTTGCTATCACTCGGTCGGTGTAATCGAGCTCGCTCAGGACGGTTATTAATCGATCCTCTTCCTCGGTCCATTCGTGGCGGACGTAGCGTGCCATATTGCTTGAAGGACGCTTCGGAACGGGGATATGCAATATTTCACAGATCCTTTTCGGCGTACAGGCGTTCAGATCGGCGAGGATATAGACCTGTTCGTCGGGGTTCCTTGCCTGTCTGTAGGACGCTCGGATCTCTCCGTCACTCCAGGGCAGAGGGGTGCTTTGCTTTTTCAAATCATTCCCCCTCAAAGAAGCGCCTGAAGGCGTTGCTTCCGTAGTGTCCCTTTGTCAGCTCGATGATCTCGCGTACCGTATATTCGTCCTTGACTTCGGAGAGGTTGGAAATGAAGTTTTCGGTCCCCGCGTGGCAGGCTCCGGTAATGATACGATACATTGCAACCGCCTGCTCTCGCGTGACGGTATCGTCGAGATTTACGCTTTTGTATTGATCCGCGCCTCGGTCTTTCAGGCTCTTAAAGGCGAGATCGTCGATGCCCTCCTTGATCGTACGGCAATGAGCGTAATACTTACCGTCATAAAGTACGTTATTACCCTCTATCTTACCGACGTAGAATTTGTACGTGCCGACCTTCTTTACGCGCTTCACGTGAGTGAGAATTCCATCGGCATAAAGAAATCTTCCGGGGACGTAGACTCCGTTTTTCAAACGCTTATATGCGTTTGGATTGGTTATCTGCGTGCCACTGAGGTAGAGCGAACCGCCGACGGTGAGGTTGTCGGGCAATGACGTTATCTGCGTGCCTCTGAGGTCGAGCGAACCGCCGACGGTGAGGTTGTCGGGCAATGACGTTATCTGCGTGCCACTGAGGTCGAGCCAACCGCCGACGGTGAGGTTGTCGGGCAATGACGTTATCT